TATTCATTTTATGGTGTATTATCGTCAAATGTTAAACTATCATTATCAAATCTTACATATGTTGTATCAAATGAGTTTTGAACAACTGTAATATCTGTTGGGAATGTAAATGCACATTTTACTAATCTTCCGTTTACATCTGAGGTCATTCTGAATATAGCTGCCTCACCATCTAAACTTGAATTAGTACCAAATACTTTTAAATCTCCTAATGTTGCAAAAGTAATACCAGAACCGTTTTGTCTGTTACCACCTCTAAAGATTGTATTATGATATTTATTAATACTTCCGTACTTAGGTCCTGCATAGGCAAAACCTTGTGCAATATTAACACCTGCAACTTGTCGTCTAACTCTACTTACAAGAGCAGATATACTATATCTTAATCTTACAGTTGTATCTCTAGTTGATGAACTTGGTCTATCCTCAAATGAATAAGCGGCCTGTGGTGTTGCTCTAAGAGTTGTACCGTCTGTAAGCGTACCCATTTTTCTTCTAATATTTCGAGCAAAGATAGTTGTAAGTAAACCAAGTATTGGTGTTTCTGAAACTCCTGAAATCTCACCCACAACTGGCGATTTGATTTTAAGATTTAATCTGTTTACAATTGCAACTTCACCTGCAAAATAGAAACCTGAAGTATGCATTGTTTTAGAAAAACTATCTCGCCATGTATTAATGGATTCACCGACTTTAATAATGTATGAGAAATCTTGGTAATATAAACTGTCTTGTATCTTCATTGTGTTTTCAGAAACCCAGCCGTCTTCATTTAAGAAAGAACCGTCTGTATCTGAAACTGAAACCACATTAACTGTCGCAGCTGCATGGTCTGTAATGTGTAACACACCCGTTGCACCTGAAGTGCCACCTGAAATAGTTTCACCAACAACTGGCGAACCTGTTACATCATCTAATTTTAAAAGACCTCTTGTTGCATCAAAACTGTTAACTTCAGCAGTAAATCCTGAAGTAGAACCTGTTACTGTTTCTCCTACACTAAAAGTACCTAAAACTGTTTTTACAATACTGTTATTAATAAATTCAATTGTTGGTGGTGACGGAGATAATTCGTGTTGAATACCATGTTCAATAGTTTTAATGTTTAAAATTCTACCAACTTCAGTACCAAAACATTTAATGATAAAATCTTTACCTGAAGTATTAAAGTCAATTGATGGTAACGATTTATAACCTTGACCACCATTTACTAAGAAAATATCTGTAATGTCACCAACACCGGTATTTCTTTCTTGTACTATTTTATCACCTGAGTAACTATCACCTGAAGTTGTTGCATCTTCTAAAACAATATGGTCGTCTTCATCCGTTTCATTTCCTAAATTTCTTAGCATCTGATAAATGGAATCTCTATCAGCTATATTTGTTTCATCAATACCTTCTTCATTAATACCTATACCTTCTCTACCAAATGTAGAACTTAAAGTAAAGTTAAATGTCGAACTATCATATGCTGTTACTGTTACAGTTTCGCCTTTTTGAAACAAGTCATTGCCAACATAATCAATATATAAAACATTATCATTAAAATCTACATCTTGTAATGCTGTGCCGTTTACATTATATCTTACAGTAGCAGTTGCACCAGATGTTTGGCCTGTTAATAGTATGACAGCTGTATTTGTTCCGTCATCACTATCATTAATTGTACCTCTAATGTCTGCAACTGTTTGACCACCTGTTACTGAAAATGGATTTACTGATATGACAGGACCGTCTAAGTATTTTGTTAATGGGTCAGTAGAAGTTTCACTTTCAGGAAATAGTGTTTCACCATTTGCAAGGCCAGTTTCAGGAGCAAAACCTCCATTAACTACTGACACAAATGCTGATGCGCCTGTACCTGAGGTATCTGTTTCATCAAATATTAAATTATCACCAATTTCAAAGTCATAACCACCATCATCAATAATAATTTCTGTAATTGCACCACCACCTAAATCACCAACTTGGAATAATGCACCTTGTCCACCACCAGTTAATTGAATTGTTGCGTTACTATCGTATAATGCGCCATCATTATTAATTACTTTTGTTCCTGGAATACCTGTGACAGTTGTTTTAATAAAAATGTCATTAATATCGGATTCTGTACCTTGTACTACTTCACCTATTTGAAATGTACCTGTGATTGTAGTATTGTCAATAACAAATTCTGTTACGGGGCTATCAAAGTTATATCTAAAAACATTTTCTACAATTGCTGTTGCCTTTGAAGTTTCACCTGTAATTGTACGACCAATTAATTTAGAGGTATCTCCGATAACATCAATACCACGAATAATTTTTGTTGTACCCCATTGACCGTCTGATACTCTTAAAATTTGTTCTCTAGGATAAATTGTTTCGGATTCTTCACCAAATAATAGATTAAAAAATATTCTATGACCTTCGGAAGTACCTTTTAATTGATAAAGTGATTTAATATTTTTAATTAATTTTCTTTTGTCAACACCGTTTGCTAATTCTTCAGGTAGTGTTGCTAAGAACTCGTTTCTAAATTGAGTTAAGAACCTTGATATAACTTTATCAGGATCCTTGTATGAAATTAATTCAGAAATGTTTTGAACTGGATTTGGTTTGTAACCTTGAATGATTGCTCTTGCATTTGAAGAACTGCCATCAATGGTTTCACCAATTACAAATTTTGTTTGTGATGTAACAAATAATCTTGTGTTATCTAAGTCTTCAGCAAGAATGGTAGCTGTTGCGCCAGATGTGGCACCTGTAACTGTTTCGCCGTTTTGAAATTTACCAAATGCTGTATCTTCAGTAAGAACTTTATCACCAGCATCTAATTGTGTTCTTGTAGAACCTAATCGTCCACCATCAAGTATTAATAAGTTAACTTGGTTTGTTTCTGTTTCTAAAAGAATACCGTCAGTAGTTTCAATTTGTTCTACTGTTAACTCAGCACTCTCTAATAATTGATAATAAGTTTTAAGAAATGTGGCAAATTTAGGGTGTTGCTCAACTACAAATTCGGGTAATTGGGCATTAATTAAGTTTGAGATTTTATCATTAAACTTTGCCATTGGTCATTAATAACTCGTTACTGAGGAGTAACCAACTCCTGCATCATTTGAACCGCCAACGAAGCCGTCCCTTTCAACAACAAATGTTGAATTCGCAATATCCATTTCAACTACTGTATTTCTTACAGGTACAATATCGTTTGAATTAGGTATAACTGTTAACTCAACTGCTGTTGCTGTTGCACCTCTAATATTTGATACTGCTGTAATATTTAATGAGTTGATAGTAATTTGTCCTGTAGTGTAATTAATTGTACCTTGTTCTGTGTTTGCATAAGTTTTAACACCATTGTTTAAATAATATCTTCTAATATTACCTGAACCATCATCATCTAAAAACATTTCGTTTGCGTTACCACTTACTGTGAAACCTGTAGAAGTTAAAATACCACCCATAGCCGCATTGTGACCAGTATGTGGATTGTAAAATGCATTTCTAAAGTAAACATCATATCTTGCTGATGTTGATAATTGAGGTGTAAAACTTTTTCTCATTTTAACTGTAGTAATATTTGATACAATACTATCATCTGTATTATCAATAAGACCTGTTACTTTTGAATATCTAAATACACCATCAAATCTTTGTAGTGTGTTTGTATTATAATTTGTAACTGCTGTTATAATATTTGATTTTAAAGTTTCTGCTGTCTTAGTTGTGGCCTTTGCATCATATCTTGTAGTAGAATATAAAATAATATTTGTAATATCAGGATCCACAATTTCAGGTCTAACTGAAGCCACATTGTATTGTTTTAATTGTGATACAATATCTGCTTTAGTAGCGGCCGTTAATGTAGAACCAGATAATGGTTTAATTCCAATTTTTACAACACCGTAGATTGGTACTTCATCATCTTCTCCACCCCACGCACTAACTGATAATGCATTTGGATATATTTGTCTTACAAAAGTTTCATAGTCTGAAGTTGTTACTGCTCTGTTTTGAGCTGCATAAGCTAATGGTGCATTAAATTTAATACTGTCGCTAGTTTCTGCGACTGCACCGCCTTGTGAATTTGAATTTGTTGTAATAGTAACATCTGTAAAACCACCTACATTTCCTGAAAGTGTAAATGAACTTGCACCGTTGGATTCAGTTGTGTTTGTTACAATGTATTCTAAGATAACAATATTACCATCTTCTACCTTTGCACCTGTAACACCATCACCGAAATAAACTTGAAATTTGCCGTCTTCTACTTCTTGTAAAAAATATGCTTTAGATGTGGATGTTACACTTGAATAACCTGAAGCAAAAGTGTAAGTTGATGTTGTTGTATCAACTGCTGAGTTTTGAACTGAAACTTTTAAAGTAGATGTATCTGCTCTTGTTGACGGTATAACAAATCTTTGGTCAACATCATTACTATCAACTGTATATTTAAATGTAACTAAAGTACCTTCATATAAAGTACAGTTTGAAAATCTGTAAACACCATCAGCAGGTGTAATTGTAATTTCTTCATTGTTAACATATTGGTATTGCTGACTATCAACTGTAGTTGTAAATACGGTACCTTTATTCATTGTGATTGAAGTACCAGATGCATTGTTAACTACAATATCAATGTCTGCTCTTGGAGCTCTTGGTGATGATGGTGTATAACCAATCATCTTTGCTAGTGATACAATATTATTTCTTATGTCTGCACTATCTAAAAAGATTTCGTTTGTTGACATGTTGGCCAAAAATGCCAGATAGTGAGTATTGTAAGATAACACATCTAACATAATAGAAAGACCAGAACCTTCAAAATTATAATCTTGGAATTCTGATTGACTTTGTAAAAATGTTTTTAGATTTGTTTTGACTTGGTCGAAATCTAAATCTGATATGTTTAACTTATGATTGGCCATTTATCTATCTTAACCTTTGTAAAAATGTTGAAACTGAAACCGGGTCTGCCACACCTCTAACATAAAAATATATATCAATCACCAATCTATTGTTATCGGGGTCATCATCAACTGCAATTTGTTCAAGTGATATTCTCGGTTCGTAGTTTACTAAAACTTCTTCAATTTTTCTTCTAAGAAAGATACCTGTTAGTGGTGTAAAGTTTTCAAATAACAACTCTCTAACACCACAACCTAATTCTGGATGAAAAGGTCTTTCGTAAAAATTCGTCTGCACTAAATTCGTAACACTTCTTTTTACAGCATTTACATCTTCAACTTTAACTATATCGTTAGTCACAGCGTTACGGCCGAAATCTAGGTCAATATCCCTATATCTTCGACTATTTCTATTACTCTTATTAGTTGATGATGCGTCATAAATTGCCATAACGGTAATATTTATAAAGTTTTTTGCAACTTAATTAGCAAAAACAGTAGAAGAACCTGAAGTCATGGCTCCACTATCTGCACTATCACCAATTCTACCTATTGCAATACCATTAATTCTAACTGTTGAAGAACCTGCATTAAGATTGGCCACATGTGGAGCACAAGGTGGCGCTGGTGGAAATGGATGTGAAACTGTTGGTGCGCCTACTACAATCATATTGATACCGTTTGCACTAACAGTACCGTCTGTAGCCGGTGATGCAATTGTAGTTGTACTGGAACAAATATGTCCTGTTGATAAACTGTCGCCTACTCTACAGACTGCCGGCATTATCTAGCTCTCGCTGCTTTTAAGGCTTCTCGTCTTTTTTCTTGTAAAATTGCTTGTTTTAATTTTCTACCGATTGGTATTAATACACCATGGCACATTTCTTTGCCTTTTTTACTGATATACTCAACACTAATCATATTGTCTTTAAATTCTGATTGAACTGACCTTACAGCTTTCTTTAAACTGATTGCTTCTCTTTCATGCTCATCACCTTTTTCATTCCAAAACTTAAATATTCTCATTTTTGCCATATTATGCTCCGTTAAAACCGGCCTCTTGTTCTGATTTTTTTACTTTTTCACACCTACAATGTTTACAACACTCGATTTCGTATTTTTCACCGAATTCGTTAGTGATTTCTTGTTTACATAGATTACCACAATGGCAATCGTGTCCACAATTACTGCAACTTGACATTATATTCTCCTTTTTACTATTTATCTAAAAATTACAAGCAGCTTTCATTGCTCGTAATTCAGTTTCACTTAAATTTTCTTTGTTTTCTAGTGCTGATTTACCAATTTGTTCTAAATCCGGCTTAATTTCACAATTTTTTTGTATTCCTGAACAAGAAACTAGAAAAAATAGAACAAAAAGAGAACAAATACTAAGGCTGCGACAATTTTTCATCATTTTTTTTGATTTTTTTTGCTTTTTTTGTAAAAAAGCGCTTGACAACAGTTATTTATTCATGTAGGATAGATGTATAAGTTAAAAAAATGAAAGGAAACACTATGAAAAACTTAATTTCTGCAATTTTATTTACTACAGGTATCATTATGATGGCTGGTTCTGCTGGCGATTGTGACGGAAAATGTATGGAATATGCAAATTCAATGTCTGAAATGCTAATGTATGCATTTTTTGGTCTTATGATGATGATAACTGGTGCAATTCTAGCATTAAGTGAAAATAATTCATAAAAAAGTGAAAAAAGCTGTTGCCATTGGTTCCAGATTTGATATAATATACACATAACTTGAAAAAAGGACTAAACTATGACTATTAAATGTGAAAAAGTTGCTACCTCACTTGAAGAAGGTATTAAGAATATTGTTGAAACTGCAAAACTTGACTATGCCAAGTGGACAGGCGCTTGTTCTGAGAAGGCTGGTAAAGAAGAAAGGTCTGATTACTTTCAGCGTACACTTGACGAGTTTGAAGATAAGATTGAAGTCCGTGAAGGACAGAATTACATCAAAGTAATCCGTGACAATTCTGTACATTGCTTTGTAATCAAAAAACTAACTGCAAAAACTGAAGCAAAAGGTTTTAAAGTTGGTGATATTTTGAAGCCTGCCGG